AATGGCGCATTAACGGTGATATAGATGGCAAGCATTTTAAAATTTAATCAAGCACAACATACCAACGGCACAAATTCATATAGTATTGGTAGTGATGGATTGCTTAGGCCTAAAAGTATAGCATTTCAAGTTTCGGCTTTGAACATAGATACAAGCTATACACCAAGTGATTGGTTGAAATTGACGTTTCCAACAGTTGAACTTGACACTGGAGGCTACTGGGATTCTACAAATAACAGATATACTCCACAAGTTGCTGGCTGGTATATGTTTGGCGGTACTGCGAGAATACAGACGACTTCATCAAGTCTCGTTTCTTTTAAAATAGCAAAAAACGGTATCACAAACACAGGAGTAGATTTACCATCTCAGTTTCAAACAAGTGCAGACATATTTACAAACGGCGAATACCCCATGCCTACTGGTATGCTACAGTTAAACGGCACAGGCGATTATGTTGAATCGTATTTTTCAACTGAAGAAAACTGCACAGTATCTGATACTCCCAGCAGAAAATCATTTTTCTGGGGAGTGCTAGTTCATGCAACATAGGATAAGATATGAGTGAGATCAAAGTAAACAAAATTAAATCTCAGCAGGGTGCTGAATCTATAGAACTTGCCTCAGGTGGTGATGTTACATTCAAAGATAATGTTACATTCAAAGATAAAACAGTTACTTTTGAAAAAATGCCTGTTCTTCGCAGAATCAGACTGAGAAAAACGGATAACGGCACCATTACTGAAGGTCAAAATGGCAATTTTTCTTGGCAGTCTCAGACAAAAATTGATACTGATACATTTACTCATAGTACTTCGTCGTCAAATTCTCAAGTTACAGTTAAGAAAGCCGGATTATATCATTTAATATGCAATGTTTGTTATCAAAATACTGTAGATTCCAATAGATCAACTCTTGAAATGAGAGTAAGAGTGAATGGAACAAATAATGATCAGACCACCTCTTATGATTATACGCGCGGTAATCTATACGGAGATAGGGGCCAATGTCATATAAGCACTTACTTAAACCTAAGTGCTGATGATATGCTGCAAATTTATTTTAATGGCAAAGATGCAGATGGCGGTATTCAAATAATTGGAACTGAATGCGAATGGATTATGGTATACATGGGGACAAGTACATGAGCGAATTATTTGTAAACAAAATCCAATCGCATACAGATGCTAGTAATCATATTGAAGTTGCAAGTGGTCATGTTCTCTATGCTCCTGGCCATGTCATTCAAACTGTAATTGGTCCTGAGGTAGGCAATGAAATAAGTACAACCAGCTCATCGTTTGTAGTTATATCTAGTAGCTTGGCAGCGTCAATTACCCCGAAATCTGCTTCTAGTAAAATTTTAGTTACTTGTAATATTCCTAATATGATGATATGGAATAACGTGGCTAGTGCTCGAGCTCAGCTAGGTATAAGTTCCGATAGTGGTTCTACCTTCATTAGAGAATATAATAATAGGATATATGATTACGGCAATAGCGGCATCCAGATGCACTACACTGCATGTTTGCAAGCAGTTCATAGTCCGAGCTCGACATCTCAACAAACATATAATCTATACTGGAAGGTGCACGATGGTAATGCAAGACTTAATGACGATCAAGGCTCCGCTGCTGGTACCAGCGGAACGGCTGGCGCTTGTTTCACGCAGTTCATTTTACAAGAAATAGCGCAATAAAGTATAAATAGAATAAAGTCAACACGGGGATAGGGAACCGATGTCAGCACAGCACAAAGATTTCGTCGTGAAGAACGGGATCATAATCAACAATACAATTACTGTCGGAGGTAGAGCTCATTCACGAATTCTAGACTCTGCTGACGTGACAGCCTTGGCTCCTACTGGCGATGGCGGCATCGCTATGGCAATCGCACTGGGGTAAGATATGGCAAACGCATTTAAACTAGTTACGGACACCGCGGTAGGCACAGGTGCCGCGACGGTATATACTTGTCCATCATCTACAGAAACAACCATTATCGGTTTGAATCTTGCAAACATTGTAGCTTCTAGCGTTCAGGTGGATGTACAGATTGAGAATTCAGATGGAGATAATATCTATTTGATTAAAGCTGCGCCGGTTCCAATCGGAAGTTCTTTGGTCGCAGTCGGCGGAGATCAGAAAGTTGTGCTAAACGCAAGTGATGTTCTCAAAGTAACTTCAGATACTGCTAGTTCGATTGATGTAGCGCTAAGCATTCTGGAGATTACTTAATGGCTGGTACTCTTTCAGTACAGCAGATTCAGGGCTTAGCAAGTGCGGCAGATCCTACTACTGTGACGATTCCAACTGGTCATAAGCTTGTTGCTAGTGATACTAGTGGCACATTATCTGCTGGCCAATTTGTTCCATTGACTCCCGGCCAAGTGATCAACGCTGGTTCATATAATACAGGCTATGGCACAGGTGCGCATTTATCATCAACTAGTACATCATGGCAAACACTAAATATTAACGGAACAAATCAAGCGGCATTTGGTGCGGTATCAAAAGATCCGAATTCAGATGATGTTGTAATATTTAACAAAAAATATAATAATAGCCAAATACTAGTTACATGCAATTTTCCCACATACAATAGTCCCGGCGGGTCTGGCCACGGCATTAGACTGCATTATTATAAACCCGGAGTCACAGCAGCTATTGTTGATCTTGTAGATAATGGCCCAGCACATGGTTGGGGTTGGCATGGCTATGGTGGTAATACCTCGGCTATGAATAACTTTACGTGGAATACTTATGACAAATCTTCGGTAAGGTCTGATTTGGTAGGTTATACTGGAAATGTGCATTTTTATTTACAAGTAAAAAATTGGTCTAGTAGTGATACCATATCCTATATTGATCACGGCAGCTATAACAAATATGGTACATTGCAATTCGCGGAGATCGCGCAGTAATGGCATATCTCGGTCAAGGAAATAATAATGTAGTCGAACTGAGAAATACTCGGTATCGCTATGTTGCGACAGAAGGACAGACAATCTTTACTGGAGCTGATGGTAATGGGTCAACTCTCGTCAATATGGATAGTGCTAGTCACGTATTCCTGAACGGTGCTAAGCTTTCTCCTGATGGTGACTTTACAACTAATGGTACAAATCTTGTTCTAGCAACTGCAGCATATCTTAATGATATTCTTGAAATTGTAGAAATTACAAAGGTTACAGTCGCAGACGCGGGTGGTGCAGTTAAGAGATCCGGCGATACACTTACTGGCAATTTGACCGGTCCTACATTCAGGCCTAATCGTGCAACACAAGCAACAAGTGCAGATGTGGTAAAGAGATCTGAAACACCCTATGTTGGTTCTAATTCTATTATCAGAACAAATGCAAATAATATTGCTGAGAACATTACAATTGATTCGAGTACAAATGGTATGAGTGCGGGTCCTATTGAAATTGATTCAGGTTATACTGTGACCGTAAATGGTGAATGGAGTATCGTATGAGTAGATTAATTGTAAATCAAATTCAAGGGGATGCTGTTAGTAAAGAAATTGAGATTCCTACAGGCCATAGGTTAACTGGAGGTACGGGTTCAATAGTACCGGCCGGATCAGTGGTTCAATGCCAGAACGTTCGTGTAACAGATAGGTCATCACAGTCCATTACAACGAATTCCGCTAATGCTTCTGCCACGAATATCACTGGAATGACTTTAAATGTAACTCCAGTGTTTGCTAACAGTAAGATGATAATTCAAGCAAGATGGTGTGGAGAATTCGGTACGGTTTCGTCTGCTGGATGGAACAACATGTTCTTAATTCAGCGTGACAATACTCCAGTGTCGCAGCCACCTCGATTAGGAGGCCTCACTGCAGGAGACATGCCGGCGAGTATGGGATATTATGCGTCGGATAATTCTAGTACAATGGAAAACTGTATGTGGGATACTGTAGATTTTCCGAACACGACTTCTCAAGTCACTTATACCGCTGCAATTTATAATGGTTGGAATGCCTACACTCTCTACAATAACCGTTGTGTGGGTGCAACGGAGAATAGTAGTTACGAAACCGGTTCATCTACAATAGTAGTTTGGGAGATTGCGCAATGAGTAAGTTAAGAGTCAAAGAGATCGCGCATTCAAATGGTACAGTAGCAGCAACCGTTGAAGCTACTGGTATATTAACAGCTTCAACAGGATATGGTGTATCTACTGGTATGGTAAAGCTTGCGGATGCTGAGTGGACCAATGATACTGATGGTGTTAACTTTGATGTGTTTGACAATACTAAATATATTAATTATAAAATCTTCTGGTGGGTTTGTCATGACTCTGTAGCTGGTGACGCTACTACTACTTCTTGGTATCAGACCGGAATGTGTTTTAGAGACTCAAATGGAAACTTAGACGGGTCAGGTGTATATGATAATAACACGAGCTGGGTTCCTTCAAACAGTACTGATCCTACCACTAATAGTAGCCAAGCAGGGGCACAAAATAGAATATGGATGTGTGGAAACGGTCAGACGTACGACTCGCAAGGAGAAGCTTTAATTAGCATTCCACCAGATCCGTCTTTTAGAGCTTGTGTGAGAGGCGTATCACAATTAGTAGGAGCTCCAAGACAATCTAGTGCTGCAGGTGTTAACTATTGCGAAGAGTTTTCTTCTGTATTGATTGCTGGTTCTAATACCAATCCGGCGCAATTGACAGGATTCAGATTTTGTTCATTTAGAGGAACAACCGGTAACTATAGCAAAAGAGGCTATATCAGTGTATACGGAATAGAAAAATGACAACAAAAGTAAGAGGCATTTCAAATAACGCTATTCACAACGTTCACTTAAACTCTGGAATAGTTCATAACGTAAATCTTGCAGATGATTCTGTTGATTCAGATGTTATCAGCAATAATATCTTAGGTCAAGTAACCGGACCGGGTATAAGTCTCAATGATCCTACAAACTATCGCCTTGGCAAAGTTTTAGTAGATTATAGCAGTAGCAGTTACTCAACAACATCGGGATCTTTTACCGATATGATGACTAGTTCTCAATACACAGGGTTTACCGGCGGCAGTGCATTAGAATTTTTTATGCACTATCCTGCTAGAAATGACACTGAAAGTTGGTCAGGCGGATATATTGAACCTCACCTTTCGTTTGACAACGGTTCAAATTATTACTCTATGGGTAATTGTGGATATGATGGCGGCATAATGTTACAAAATGGTTACGGCATTCTTTGTTATAACAATCATTATTTTATTACTAACGACGCAACATCAAGAATTCCTAGTACAGATTACAGTTTAAAGATAAAGTGGCGGTTTGCGGCGTACGGCGGAAATTATCAAGTCAACGCATCTCACGCCATTAATGGTGGAACTGGCTACTCACAAAGTTATGTAGACACTTCATCAACTGCTAATAGAAACCAACACTGGATGCACTGGATTATTAAAGAATGGATTCCAGTTACGTAATAAATAGTAGCATAACTTCAACAAGGAGAAATTAAATGAAGTATGATATTCCTGCAGCACTGCAGAAGCTTCGCCCAGGCGCACAGTGGGTGCTTCGGGGCGATGCATATTCTGGCCTCGAATGGCTAGACTCGAGCGGACAAGTAAACGATACTATGTGGGGTGGTAAACCTACAGAAGATTCATGTACTGCTAAGATCAATGAACTAGATTCGGCCGAAGGTATGAACCTTTTACGTCAAGAAAGAAATACTAAATTAGCAAATCTGGATTGGGAAGTAACTGCAGCTTACTCAAAAGGTGCAGCTGTTGATTCCGACCTTGCTACATATATGCAAGCTTTGAGAGATCTACCGGCCGGTTCAAACCCGTCAACAGATAGTTCAGGCGAGCTTATTGCTTCTTCATTTACTTGGCCGAACAGATAATGACTAGAGCTAGAGAAACAGCAAAAGCTGGTTTTGTAACTGAAAAGACATTTCCAACTGGAAGCAATGTTCTTTTTAGATTGAATGATCAAAACTTAGCGACTAATGTAACAATTGCATCAGATAAGAATGCAATGGTTGCAGGTCCTGTGTCTGTTGACTCTGGCGTAACATTAACACTTAATGGAAACTTGAGTATCGTATAATGGCTGGAATAGTTAGAGCAGATACATTTAGAATGAACACTATCAAAAGTCAGGATAGTGATATGACGGCTGCGACAATTAACTCAAGTGGAGTTATGTTACCAAAAACATATGCATTCCGAGCTACCAAACATGTGGCTACTAACTGGACAACTGGCGGTGGTACTGGCAGCGCAATTACATTTAACAATAGTAGTACTAATGATTGTTTTAATTCTGGATTTGATTTAAGTGAAATTGGAACAACTGGAAAAATTTATATACCCGTCACTGGAATATACAGAGTGTCTGCAGCATTTTTAACAAGTAACAGTAACTCTTCTAGTGGTCAAACATATATAACCGTTGCATATAATAGTACTGATGGAAGTGGTGGTGCACCTGCAACTACATTGCAAAATAACTATACTTATAATGCTGCAGGCGTGCACACTTATGTTATGGTTAATACTGTTTTCAAAGGTACTGCAGGAGAATTTTTCTGCATAACAAAAGAAGACGCTCATCAATACTGGTCCAACGGTACAAACGTTAATAGTTCAACTTGGGGTTATAATCAGGTGTGTTGTGAATTGATAGGAGTTTCGCAATGAGTAAACTAATCGTAAATACTATCGAGACACAGACAATCAAGTATGATTCTGATACGACCGCTATGACATTTAACAGCGATGGTAGTATCCTTCGTCCTAATCTGATTGCGTTTAGAGCTGGAGGAAATAATAATAGTTATATTACCACATCACCTGTGCCATTTCCTACAGTAAGATATAACTATGGTAATGGATACAATAATAGCACATATACTTTTACTGCGCCTGTTGCAGGGGTATATGAGTTTACTGCGTTTTTTGGAATTCTTAGAGTAAGCTCAGCCGGTGGAAACGGGTATCCTCGATTCAGAACTAATCAAGGCGGGGTGGAAACGGATGGACTTTACGCGTATTTTCAGGCTCCTACATCAACAGCTTATACTGCTGTAACATTGCATGATACATATGCTTTTGCTGCAAATGATACAGTAAAAATAATTTTTCCATCAGTCAACAACTTTGATTATTACAATGGCGCTGCGGAAAGTAGTTTTAGCGGAAGGCTAATTGGATAATGGTAGCAACACTCAAAGTAGATAGAATTCAAAAAGTAAATTCAGACAGTGATAGTCTAACCTTTCACGATACTGGAATTACACTGAACAAACCACTAACCGATGCTAGTGGTAGCGCTATCCTGAACACTGACGGATCATTGACGGCAAGTGGTAGTGTTTTACAGATTGCCGCAAAACAGCACTATAATGGTACTGGTCATTATGGTGTAACTGGCACTGGAAGCTCGAACGGACAGGTATACGGCACCGGTGTCGACATTACAGTAAAATCTGCTACTAGTATTATGATGGTTGATCATTTTGCCGGTATGGCATACGGTGCGGCTGGTGCTTTGATTTGGAATCTACAATATAGTACAGACGGTGGTTCAACCTTCTCTATGGCGTGTGGAACTGATTCATATGGTACGAATGTTCAAGGTAGTCCAACAACCGATACTGCAACTTCTTTGATGGGTTCTCAAAACCATCAGCCAAATTATGGCTGGGGTTATGATTCAAATACATGGGGGCCTAGAATGTTGAGGTTTTTCCATGATCATAATCAGGCCGCTGGAACGACTATTAGATATAGAGTGCTATGTTATAATAATGGCGCGGGCCAAACTAATTATCACCTGCATGCAAACTATATGTTAATGAATTTTACTGTTACTGAAATAGGGGAGATCGGATAATGGCTGAAGGAGATACATGCAGAAGATGTAATCATGACTGCCATTGTGATGATGGCGAATGTCCAACATGCTATTCGAATGACGCTGAAGAAAGTAAAAACAATTGCCCTATTTGTGGGTGTCAGGATCCTGATTAATGGCGTATATAGGTAGAGAACCAACAAGCGGAGAATTCAAAAAGGTAGACGTATCGTCTTGGACCTTCAACGATTCTTCGACTTCATTTCCGCTTGGATTTCAAGCCGGTGAAGTTAATCAACTTGTTGTATCTCTCAACGGTGTTATCCAAGAACCGACAGGAGACTTCCTTCTTACAAACGGTGGCAATAATATTATCTTTACTACAGCACCGGCAACTGGCGATTCATGCTTTGCTATGCTCTATGGAGATGTTGGTGGTGTGTCAACTCCAGATGCATCTATCACTGCGGCAAAGCTAGCATCAANNAGATGTTGGTGGTGTATCGATACCGGATCAATCGATTGTTGCAGACAAACTTGCTGCTAATCTAAAATCATTTACTGAAGATTACTTTACAGCATCAGGCGATTCAAACGCGTATACACTTACAGAGTCACCTCCTTCTAAAAGTTCGATCCTTGTAACAGTAGACGGCATTGTTCAAGCCGAAGCAAATTATTCTTTGTCAGGAACTACACTTACGTTTGATTCGAATTTGGATTCTAACTCAGCATTGAGAATCATACATTTGGGTATGAGATCTGGTGTTACAAATGCAATAGCAGGATCAGTAGGGATTACGGAACTGTCAAGTGATCTTATGACAAAAGCCGGTATTCGAATAAACGCAAATGAATTAACTGAAGATGTAACGATTGGTACTAACCAACGAGCATCTGTGGCAGGAGACTTTAAGATTTCCGCGACATTGAGAGTGGATGGAGTATTTACAATTGTCTAAAGTTTATGTAAACAATATTCATAATAAAGCCGGTACTCATGCAATGAGCATTGATGGTAGTGGCAACATCGATGTCAAGGGTTATTTGACACAAACCAATCCTATTTGTTGGGAAACATCTAGAAATAGTACTCTTTCGACTGATAACGCAATATGGATTCCGAATAGTATTGAAATTGATACTCATAGCGCAATTAGTACAAGTACAGGAAAATTTACTGCACCGGTTGCAGGATACTATTATACACAGTTTACATGGTTATCTCCCAGTACTGTAGAACTATCAGATGTTTTCATTAAATGGACAAACGACACCAATAATACAATGAAAAGAATGAGAAGCCAAGGTCATGCAAATCATATTACAACGTCCGGACATAGAATTATGTATTTAGGTGTTGGTGATGAACTTTGGATTCAAAATGGTACTGGTGTAATTTATGGCGATGCTAACTGGTGGACATCATGGTCCGGACATTTTATAGGATAATGATATGACAAATAGTGTATTGGGTGTAAGAAATATCCAGCATACCAACGGTACCGATGCGATGACTATCGATACCACTGGAAAGGTTACGTTCTCAAACACAAGTGTAGGAAGTAACATACTTGAAAAAGTTGGTGGTTTATGCGACGGTTCTACACGAACTACAAAGAGTGGAGATACTTTTACTCTGCCTAACGTTACAGCAGTTCAAACCATTAACGGCACGAGTTATGTAGATGTAGATGGATCTACTGTAAGTTATACTGCTCCCGCAGATTGTATAGGTGTGATGTACGAATTCTTACACAACGCAGCATGGAATGGTGATACAGCTCACTCTATCCAGCACTATAGATTATACTTAGACGGAACAGAAGTAGTATACGGCCGCAGAACACATGCCGCTACGTATATGGAATCGAAGCCTATGCTTCAATGGTATTTTAGAATTGATTCTTCTTTAAGTAGTCAGGGCGCAAATACTGGAGCTATACCGAGTTGGACTTCTTCCAAAACGATGAAGTGGTCAAGTAGAGCATACGCAGGAAACGATGTAGGAAGACAACACGGATCACAATATTGGGACGGTGGTGGTGGAAACCAGTTTCACATGCCACAGATCTGGATAACAGCTTTTGGAGCTTCATCATGACAAGCGTTTTATTAGTGGATACAATTAAAAATTCTCTGGATTCTGCAGATACTGTTGCGTTCACTGGTGGTATTCATGCGCCTGGAACGCCAATACAAATAGTTACTGCTACAACAGGGACAGGAACCGCGACCCTGTTTACCTTTAACGGAGCGGCTCGACTTGGATGCGTTGGAGCATCTATTACACCTAAGCTTGCTAATTCAAAGATTCTCATAACGGGATTTGTTCATGGCTTTATCAATGGAGGCGGCGCTCAAGGTGCTCTTGGGCTCGAGTTAGTAAGTCATCCGACAACAACATTTGACGATGGTAGTACTGTTGCGGTTGCTGGAACCACGCAGCTATTTTCTCATGAAGATACTATGTTTCTTAACGGTGGTACACAATTGATGGGGAATATGTCATTTCAATATGAGCATAGCCCGGGCAGCGCCTCTACAATACATTACTCTGTTGCCGTTAGTGAGAATAATACATATACTGCAGGCACTAGCCAAATTAACTGGAGTAACGGAACAAGCGGTGGAAGATCTAAAATACTACTTACGGAGATTGCACAGTAATGCCTATTCAGAGAGCCAAACCAAGAATTGTAGATTTAGATCAGACTCCACTGACTGGACTTACTGCTTCAGATCTACCGGCCGGTTCAGTTATACAAGTCAAACACGCTAACATAAGCGGAAACTCAGGCTCGTCAACTTCCGGAAGTTTTGTTGACACTGGGGTTTCTGTAAACATCACGCCAAAATTTGCTACTTCTAAAATACTTGTGATTGTACATCAAGTAATGGCACTTAATCCCGGTAATAGCCATACACGAGTAGATTTTAGATGCATCGAGGCAGGTGGAACAGAAGTATACAGAATGGATTATCACGGCCACGATGGAGTGGGTACTAGCTTATTTCAATTAAATTTTTCAGGCTCAGGCGTATTTTCTGTATCTAATACAAATCAACTTACTTTTAAGACACAAGCGCAAAGAGCAAATGGAACAGAAAGCGATTACTTTATTCCGCGCTGGTACACTGACAGCATTCATACAATTCAAGCTTTGGAGATTGCGCAATGACAAGATCAGTAATCAATATGTCAAATGTTAGTGGTACAGTTGCGACTGCTCAAATTGCAGGATAATTTTCGTATAAATAGAATAAAGTTTTTTAGAGGTTCAGATGGCAAATAGAGTACCACTCGTAGTAGCAAATCAAAAGATGAGAGAGATCGCTAATGGTGATACTTTAGATCTTACTGGTAATCCTCTTATTGTTGGCGGTGATCTTACACCATCATCTGACTCTGCGTATGATCTCGGTAGCACATCAAAGAAGTGGAAAGATTTACACCTATCAGGTTCTACTATTCATTTAGGTACTATTCTTCTGCAAGATAGTGGAGGCCAGCTTGTAACAAGAGATTCTTCTTCTGGTCCTACCACATCACTAGGTTTAGGTGCTAATACTACAGACAATCTGACAGAAGGTTCAACGAATCTTTACTTTACAAATGCTCGTGCAGATGCTCGTGCAGATGCTCGAGTTGCTGCAGCCCTGGCCAGCGATATCACAATTGGCGGTGACTTAACGGTTAATGGTACAACGACTACGATTAATTCTACGACACTGACAGTAGATGATAAGAATATTGTGCTATCATCTGGTGGAAACACTGCGGCCGCTAACGGAGCCGGTATAACCATTGACGGCGCCAATGCAACTATGCTTTATAATTCAAGCTCTCACCGGTTTGATTTCAATAAAGGCATAACAACAAACGATTCTTCAGTGTTTGGCGGAAACGGATCATCGAGTGGTATTACTCTTGATGACGGACAGGTATCAATCAGAACCGGTACTGGTTCAGTAGCCTACATTGATCTTTATTGCGAAACTGGCAATGCGCATAAAGTAAGAGTTCAATCACCTGGCCACTCACAATATTCAGGTAACGTTACTGTAAAACTTCCAGCCGAAGACGGCACCGTCGCTACGGTTGGTGTAGATTCCGCAGATGTTCTTCTTATTATAAACTCTGCAGGAACGACAGTAAAAACTATTAGAGGCGCAGGGAACTCAGCACTATAATGGCAAATCCAACTTCAAGAGCTACATTAATCGATTACTGCAAGCGGAAGCTTGGAGATCCTGTCATCGAAATCAATGTCGATGAGGATCAAGTAGAAGATCGCATTGATGAAGCAATTCAATACTACCAAGAGTTTCATAGTGATGCTACTGCAAGAGGTTATCTTAAGCACCAGATGACATCGACTGACATCACTAATAAGTATATTACTTTGTCTTCTGATATTCATTTTGTTTCTCGTATGTTTAGAGTAGATTCAGCCTTTGCACAAACTGGAAACATGTTTGATATAAAATATCAAATGGCGCTTAATGACATTTGGGATCTTTCGAGGTGGGCTGGTGATATGGCTTACTACGAACAGCTGCAACAATATCTGTCTATGCTCGATATGAAATTAAATGGTGCACCTATGGTAGACTTTGTTCGCAGGCAGAACAGATTATACATACACGGAAATATTGAAGACCAAGACATTAAAGTCAATGATTATATTGTTTTGGAGACATATAATATTATTGACCCAGATACTCATACGTCAGTATATAATGACATGTGGCTTAAAGCATATGCAACAGCCTTGATTAAACTTCAGTGGGGAATGAACCTAATGAAGTTTGAAGGAATGCAATTGCCGGGAGGAGTTATTATTAACGGCAGGCAACTCTTTGATGATGCTCAAGCAGAACTACAAGAACTGCAAGAGAAAATTAGACTTGAACACGAGATGCCTGCAGACTTTTTTGTAGGATGATATGGCTAGAAATCTTTACTTCTCCGACCAAGTTAAATCGGAACACGAACTATATGAAAACATAGTCATAGAATCCCTCAAGATCTATGGACAAGATGTTTACTATATTCCACGTGACTTAGTCAACGAAGACACTATCTTCGGAGATGACGCAGAGTCATCTTTCAATTCTGCCTATAAAGTAGAAATGTATATCGACAACATCGAAGGATTCGAAGGAGAAGGCGATCTCTTTACTCGATTCGGTGTTGAGATACGAGATGAAGCTACGTTTGTAGTCGCTCGCCGTAGATGGTCTCAGACAGTATCACGTTATGATAATGAAATAACAGGTGAAAGACCTCGTGAAGGCGACTTGATATATCTGCCTCTTACAAATAAAGCTTTCCAAATCACACACGTAGAGCACGAAATTCCTTTCTATCAGATTGGAAACGTAAACGTGTATAAGCTAAGAGCTCACCTCTTTGAATATACTGGCGAAGATCTTGATACGGGTGTGGCAGCGATTGATGACATTGAAAAGGATTATGCATATCAGTATGTCCTAACATTAGATTCCGACTCAATAGCAACAGAGCGTGGCCAATCAGCATCGATGACATTGTCAGACGGTGTGATTGTTACTGGTGAGGTACTAAGTTATAGCGATTCGAGTAACCTACTTAGCCTGATCCATGTAGGTGCCAGCGATGGAAAGTATCATAACTTCGTAAGTGGAAGAAAGATTACAATTACAGGTAGAGGAAACACACTGGGTGGTACTCCTATTGATTCTGACTTGACAGTTCTTGCAGTTGCACAAGAAAACAATATATCACAGAATGAACAAAATGAATTCTTTAGTAGTGAATCAGATGACTTCTTAGATTTCTCTGAAGATAATCCATTTGGCGATCCGGAGAATAATTAATGGCTGAAGATTTTTTTGATTTTGGTTTTACTGCAGTAGACGAAGATGAGCTACAATCTGTACAAGATGCTCAGAAAGCAGTCGGCGATGTAGAGGTTGAAGCTAGGTCTGCACAAGAAAAACTAGATAGATTATATAATGCAATAACGCCTTTGCTAAATAACTTGAAGAAGAATCCAGAGAAAGATTATATTCTCTGGCCAGATAGACTATCAAAGGTAGAGCAGTTCGAAACGCACCTACAAGGAATTTATAAGAGCTAATGTTCGGTACACACTTCTATCACGAAAAGACTAGAAAATGCGTAGCAGCATTTGGTCGGCTGTTCAACAACATATATGTTGTTCGTACAAATAGCAGTGGTGCAGGCATATCACAGCTTAAAGTTCCTCTTTCATATGCTCCAAAGATAAAGTATCTCGATAGAATTCGTGAAAATGCTGACCTTGACACGGACATGAAAGTTGCACTCAAGCTTCCACGAATGTCATTTGAAATTACGAGTATAGCATATGATACTACTCGACAGTTATCTAAACTGAATAATATTCAAGGTGCAGGTACAGCCTCTTCAAACAGGCAGAAATTATTTACTGGAGTTCCGTATGTTCTAGGATTTCAGTTAAACATATATGCTAAATCACAAGACGACGCATTACAAATTGTTGAGCAGATTCTTCCATCATTTAATCCTCAATATACTCTAACTATGATTCCGCTAAAAACGGACTATCCTTCTTATAGAGAAGACATACCTATTAGCATTGCGGCAGTAGGATTTCAAGATGATCTTGAAGGTGAAGTTGGAGCAAGAAGAACTATTATATACAATATAGATTTCGAAATGAGAATTCAGTATCATAGTGGAATCGCCACATCGAATGTTATTAGACAGTCAAATGCTCGAATTCTTAATATGAATAGTGGACTGGCTGACTCAGACGTAAGACTCGAAACAATACAAATTAACCCTAACCCATTATCAACTATAGGATTAGCAGACAGTGACTTCGGATTCACCACAACATTCTTCGACGCAGATAGCGACTACAGATAAACAAAAGAGTGATTACGATTATTCTCGTGAAACATATTACGAGTTAATCGAAAAGGGTAAGGACGCGTTAGAAACAATGATTGAAGTTGCTCGAGAGTCTGAGCATCCAAGAGCGTACGAAGTCTTATCTGGCATGATTAAGAATGTATCTGATGTGAATGATCGGCTTATGGATCTTAACAAGAAGATGAAAGACATTGAAAAGAAAGAAGACGTAAAGCAAATCGAAAATCAACAGAATAATTTTTATCTTAGCACGGCTGAATTGCAAAAGATGATGGCACAAGGTGAAGCGATAGACGTAGATGAACCAGATACAAAGCTACTTAGGGAATCCTAATGTAAAGCGAGACGGAATTCTTCAAGTCTGGTCTCCTGATATATTAAATGAATATAAGAAGTGCATGGATGATCCGGTGTACTTTGCCGAGCAGTATGTAAAAGTCATTTCTCTAGATTCTGGACTAGTTTCTTTTAAGCTATACCCATATCAAAAAGAAATGTTTAGCCACTTTAATGATAGCCGGTTTTCAATTGTTCTTGCTTGTCGTCAATCTGGTAAATCAATCTCAGCATGTGCTTATCTTCTCTGGTTTGCGTTATTCCATCCAGAAAAAACAGTCGCAATTCTTGCAAACAAAGGAGCCACTGCTCGTGAAATGCTATCGCGTATTACACTCATGTTGGAAAACATACCTTTCTTTCTTCAACCGGGGTGTAAAGCTCTCAACAAAGGTAGCATTGAGTTTTCTAATAATTCTAGGATTTTGGCAGCTGCTACAAGTGGTAGCTCGATTCGTGGCTTATCTGTAAACCTATTGTATCTTGATGAGTTTGCGTTTGTAGAAAGAGCTTCAGAATTCTATACTTCTACATATCCTGTTGTTTCTGCTGGTAAGGATACAAAGATTATTATTACTTCAACCGCTAACGGTATCGGTAATATGTTCTATAATATTTGGCAAGGAGCTGAACAGAAAGTAAATCAGTTCCAATCATTTCGAGTCGATTGGTGGGACGTGCCTGGGCGAGATGCTAAGTGGAAGCAAGAAACAATTGGTAACACTAGTCAGTTACAGTTTGATCAAGAATTCGGTAACACGTTTTTTGGTACTGGTGATACTCTTATCAATGCCGAGACTCTTATGAGGTTGCGTGCTAAGAATCCGCATAAGGTTATGGAAGGCGGAGATCTTTTAGTATACGAAGAAACTAAAAAAGGTAGCGACTATATCATGACTGTTGATGTTGCGAAGGGAAGAGGACAGGACTATTCTACTTTTAATTTGATCGATATTAGCGTTCGCCCGTTT